CTTTCGGGGACTCTGCGAGGCTTTCACCTCATTACCTTGCGGCTTAAGCCGTTTAGGTGGCTCTTCTGTCTCTTACTAAAGACGCTTATAGAAGCGATAATTAGAGGTCCTATGTATCAACTTGTAAGTCATGGCGTGTATAATGAGATGAATGATGTTGTTGTATCTAACTATGGTGATATGCTTGATTCGCATATTTTCCGTAGTGCTACAAAACAGTCGTCTCGTCTTACTAATACAGTACCAAATTACAAGGCACTAATCCGTGCAGGTCTTCCTGCCTCTAGTGAATATAGGCGAACTGAACAGAATATTTCTATGGTCAATGACCTGGTTTCTGTTTCTATGTCTCGCTCAGACGGGTTGACAAGGTCGCATACCATAAATGGTTGCATCCCCCTTGCTCCAACACAGAATGGATTGGATCCCGATCCTTACTCTGACAACGTCTCCTCTGATCTATACAACAGGGCTATGGTAAAATTCCTAAACAAAGTTCGCTCTACATACGAAAGTATGGACGGCTCAACTTTTATTGGAGAGTTATCCTCTACTCTGCACGGCTTGCGACACCCAGCACAAGGTCTTCGACGTGGCATCGGTCGTTACCTCGATACCGTAAAGAAACGGGCTCGAGGCATAAAAAAACGATCAACTAGTGCTCAACGCACTCGCGCTGCTTCTGACATTGTTACAGGTACTTATCTTGAATATCAATTTGGCTGGGCCCCTCTCCTACAGGATATTAATTCTGCGGGTCGGGCCCTTAATGCCGTTCAAGATTCCTTTCAAGATGAAAGAGTACCTATCCACGCAACCCTCGGCGAAAGGCGGTCTGATGTTTCTTACATCTCTACTGGCCAGTCGTTCGGGAATGGCGGTCTAAGCGTTCTCCGTCAACGGATAACCGTCGATGGCGATGCTTCGATCCGCGTGGTGGGTCTTATTAAGAGAACTATGCTTATTCCGCGTCGCTTTGATGTTGAACTTGGGCTTACGCCCTCGAACTTCGTCCCAGCTATTTGGAATTTGCTGCCGTTCTCTTTTGTCGCTGACTACTTCGTCAATATTGGCGATTGTTTGTCTGCTGGTGGTACATCAACCAAGGATTTGGTCTTTGTAACTGCAACCAAACGTATCAAGTCCAAGAAAACCATAACAGCCGAAATCGACTGGGCCGGTTTTCAGAATACTTGGGTGAATGGTTACGGTTTCACCATCACTAGCCGAATCCACGCACCCGGTAGTTTTGTAAACCAGCGTTTCTTCTTACAACGTGAGATTGTTAACCCTAATGACATTACTGTCATACCGGTTATAGACCTCCCGAAGTTTGGGACTCGCTGGATAAACATGACTGCATTGGGAACGCAGGCTCTTGCTGCTTCGCGTGCTTTGATAGGTTCCTAATCTTCCTAATCGCGGTATTTTCCGCTACAACATCGGAGTTATCCATGACTATATCAATCACAGACATCACCGGTGGTGCACAGACTGGGCTTACTAGCCCGACTTATACCATCGTTGCTGACACACCCCCTCCGGGGACAAAAGGAAAACAATATGCCGTATCCGCCCTTGGCGGTACTCAAAGTGGAGTCGAGGCTAATGCTATCGGTCGTCCATTTACGGTCACGTATAGCGGTCCGGTTACCCCTAAAGGGCCACCGGTTACTTCCGTTACCACGGGCCAACCTATTGCGGTTCCTCGTAATACTCATAAGCTCATCGTCCGTAAGGGCGTGGAAGTCGTTACTGGATATTTTGTTCCTATGAACATCACTATCCAAATTGACGTCCCCGCCGGTGCGGAGATTAAAGATCCCGAGAGTATACGCGCGGGCTTGTCCGCCGCCGTTGGTGCTTTAGGCCAGATATCATCCGGTTTGGGTGATACTCTAGTCACAGGCACCATTTGACGGTTATGACAAGTTCTCGTCGAAAAGTTTTATCTTTTAAACTTTCCTCGGAGTGTGTGTTATGGCATCATTGTCTGACGCTCTTTTTCCGCTACTCATTGAAGACCTTCGCCCTCATCTTTCGGTTGACCAGGAAATAGCCGCCTACATAGGCGGTTCAATACCAAGTTACCCGGATGAATCGGTCGAGCAAGTTGCCGCGCGGTCCTTACTCAGCAACGTGTTTAAAAAACTCGTTACTGCTAAGTCGCCAGATGCAGATGCTTGCGCGCTCGATAAGTTTGTAGAGTCTAATAGGCTCTGCGAAAAATGGTGTTGGTCTAGGGCTAGCTGGGATCTTAAAGATGATCTTCTCGTCGGCACATTCAAAAGTGTCGTCTGGGACGTCTTCTCTGACTCCAGATTGTGTTTTAGCTCCCTCAACTCGCTCTCACCTAACGGTGCTCTCGGGTCTGGGGCTAATATACATAGCAACGGTACCGATCTGTATTCGAAACTGTACAGTTCTCGGTTAAGTTGTTCGACGCCCGCCATCTTTGATTTATATCAAAGATACGTCTCTAATAACGATCGCTGCAGAAATGCGGAGTTTATCCGTACCCTGCATTATGGTCATAATATAGACGTCAGTGATAGTAAGCTTAGTTTCGTTCCTAAGTCTAATGCCATCAGTAGAACCATCTGTACTGAGCCCACACTAAATATGTGGTATCAGCGTGCTTATAGTTCACAGATTGAAGAGTGTCTAAAGTCATACTTCGGTATTGACTTGAGCACTCAGCCAGATGTGAACCGTGAACTTAGCAGACTCGGAAGCCGTGACGATTCCTTCGCCACGATTGACCTTGCTTCCGCGAGTGACTCGATTTCACTGAAATTATTAGAGGATGTACTTCCAAAAGAGGTACTTTCTATCCTTAAATTTTTCCGGTGTCCTAAAACGCGACTCCCAAATGGGAGCTGCGTCGAGTTACAAATGGTGTCGTCCATGGGGAATGGGTTTACCTTTTCCCTCCAAACGATTCTCTTCTGTTGTATGGTGAAGGCCGTATATGATGTTCTTGGTATAGCAATACTAAAGAACAAAGTCAGTTTTACTGACGGCGTATACGTCCGGAAACGCGTGATTATCGGGAACTTTGCAGTTTTCGGAGATGACATTATCATTGAAAAGGTAGCATACCCTTTCATGTGTCGTCTCCTTGAACTGTGTGGTTTCCGTGTTAACGCGGCCAAGTCCTTTGCAATAGGACCATTTCGCGAGTCCTGTGGTGCCGATTTCCATAATGGCATCAACGTGCGTCCGGTCTTTATTAAGACACTTGACACATTGCAAGCTCGCTACACTGCTATAAACCTCTTAAGGTACTGGTCTTCGAGACTTCGTATCCCTCTTTCTAAGTCCTTCGCCTTTTTGGCTAAGACTGTGAAATGGGTACCTGTCCCTCGATCAGCGCCCGTTGAGGCTGGCTTACATGTTCCGCTCGTTGCTCTACCCCGTGTCGCGCGAGATTCTAATGGTGCAATTCTCTATAAGAGTTTTGTACCAAAAGACTTACGTTACACGGTTAAGGGTGAGAGCGTCGTAGGCCCGCGTTTTGCTAAGAAAAAGATCTTCAATCCTGATGGTCTAATTCTATACGCGTTAGCTGGTGGTATAAGGAACGGTTCCTTTTCGGTTCGATTGACCGATTTGCGTTACCGTCTTGTGGATAACATCACCCCGAACTGGGATGATAAGCCACGGGGGGTTGATCCTTTGGATCAATCTGGGTGGGCTCGCTGGGATAGCGAGTCCTTAGTGTTTAGTCAACACTATAAGCCCTAGGCATGATGCCTG